CCCGCCCCGCCGGTGCCCCGCGACGCCGTTGACCGCATCGTCACCTCAGCCTTCCTCGGCCGCGATGGCGCCGACGTGATCGACCTCGACGCATCGACGACCGCCGCGACCACCAGTGACCTGCCCGTCGACCAGCGGGTCCAGCAGCGGCTCGAACGGAGCCTGTCGCGGCTGGTGCAGCAACCCGCCCGCGACACCATCGCCGAGAACGTCGCCAAAGACCCCGCCAAGCCCCGGTGGATCCGGGTTCCCACCGGCGCCACCACCTGTGAGTTCTGCATCATGCTCGCCTCCCGCGAGCAGGGCCCCAACTTCCGTGGCTACAGCAGTGAACAGGACGCCCTGTTCACCGAGAACGGGCAGAAGTACCACAAGAACTGCGATTGCGTTGCGGTGCCGGTGTTTCCAGGCGACGACGTATGGGACCTCAGCCCCAACATCGGCGACTACCAAGACCTCTACTACCGGGCCGCAGCGGCGGCCGGAACCCATCGGGACGCGAAAAAGATCCTCGCTGAGATGCGCAAGATTCAAAAGGCCGACCAGCGGGGACCCGCCGACCTCGATACCGCGCCCGCGAGCCCGCCCAAGCCGCCCAAACCCCCCACGCGGGCCCGGGGCATGCTCGGCCCGGACACCCCCGACGAGTTCGGCGAATTCAACGGCTACGTCCCGCCTGCCCGCCGCAGCCAGATCGACGATTTCAGCCACGATGACGCCCTGTCGGTGCTCGACGGCGACGTAACCCCTGCCGAATCCCGCGCCATCGCCCGCCGCGTCGCGGCCGGTGACACCGACGTCGAGATCCCGCACGGCGGACACCGCGCCGGAACGGGCTGGGGAAAGTCTGAGTTCGGCCCCGGCTTCACCGAAGAGCAGGTGATCGACCTGGTCCGCGCCATCATCGACAACCCGACGGATGTGCTACCCAATCCGAAGATCGCCGACGCGTTCGAGCTGCGTGGCAGCCACGAGGGCCAGGCGGCCAGGGTGTATGTCAACCCTGTCGGCCCGGGAATCGCGGCCTGGTATGTAGCCACCACCTACCCGGAGCCTTACCATGAGTGACGTGGCCAATTACGGCGGCAACCTCGCCAAGCGGCTGTACCCCCGGTACAGCGGCGAGTACTCCGACGCCACAGCCCTGGACACCCTGATGCGCCAGGACACCGTCGTCGCCCTGATTCAGTTCCTGTTCATCGGACTCAAGCGGCGCGACCTGGAACCTGACGAGGTCCGCGAAGCTCTCGAACTCGCGCAGGCCGGAAAGCTGCTCAAGTCGAGCGAATACCTGCGTGACGCGCTGACCGAATACCAGCGCACCCAATCCGCGGCGTAACCGCCGGGGTTTCACCCATCACCTAGAGCCGTCCCGAGTGGGGCGGCTTTTCTGCATGCCCAGGAGGCGACGATGACCAGCCCTGCCCCGACCCCGAACAACATGCCCGGCGCCGCCACCGCTTCGCCCGCACCGGTGTTCCTCGAACCCGCCGCGCCCGCCGTGACGCCGCCGACGGCCCCCGCACCACCCGCGCCCGCTGCCCAGCCGCCCGCTGCCGCGCCCGCGCCCGCTGTCCCGCCCGCCGCGCCGCAGGCGGATATCCCGCCGTGGGAGGCCAATGGCGAACCGTTCGACCCGGAGCGGGCCTGGAATCTGATCCAGAACCTGCGCACCGAGAACGGTGACGCCAAGAGCAAACTCGCTGCCGCACAGCCGATCCTGGACGCGGCCGAGCAGCAGCGCCGCGCCAAACAGGACGCGCTGACCACCGCGCAGGAAGACATCGCCACGGCCAACAAGCGCGGCGACGCGTGGCGCGACCGGGCCATCCGGGCCGAGGCCCGCGAGTTGGCCGGCGGCCGGTTCATCGACGCCGACGCCGCGCTGGCGCTGATCGGGGACCTGTCCGGGTTCGCCACCGACGACAACGTCGACACCGCCAAACTGCAACAGCGCTTCGACCAGCTCGCGGCCGACAAGCCGAACCTGGTCGCTGCCCCTGCGACTACGCAGGGGTTCACACCCAACCGTGGTCAAGGTCAGTCAGGTAACGGGCCTTTGACACCCGCACAAGTCGCCGCACACGCGGAATCCCAGCAGGACTGGAAAGCCGCCGGCGCCGCGAAAGCACAGCAACTCATCGATCTGCGTCAGCAGATGGCATAACCGAAGGGAGCTCTTATGTCTACCGTTTCCGGGCTGGGTACCACCTACAACCTGCCCAACTACGCCGGGCGACTGTTCTCCGTCGCACCGTCGGATACCCCGTTCCTGTCCGCCATCGGCGGCCTGGGCAACGGCGCCCGCACCACCAGCGTCGAATTCGAGTGGCAGACCGAGGATCTGGAAACCACGGCGGCCAACAACAGCAAGACCGAAGGCGCCCCGGCGCCCACGGCCAGCGGGGTGGCGCGCACCAACGTCTCCAACGTGGTCGAGATCCATCAGGAATCCGTCGAGGTGTCCTACACCAAGATGGCCGCCAACGGGATGCGCAACGGCATCAACTCGGCCGACGGTTCCAACCCCGTCACCGACGAGCTGTCGCACCAGATCGACCTCAAGCTGCGCAAGATCGGTGTCGACCTGGAGAAGTCGTTCCTGTCCGGCACCTACGCCAAGCCGGCCAACAACAGCACCGCACGGCAGACCCGTGGTGTGCTGTCGGCGATCTCGACCAACGTGTTCGCCAACGGCGGCACCGGCCGGGCGCTGAGCAAGAGCATCGTCGACAACGCGTTGGCGGCGATGTTCAGCAACGGCGCGACGCTGGCGCAGGACACCACCGTGTTCATGGTCGGCTCGGCGCAGAAGATCGCTCTGTCGAACCTGTACTCGACGGCGGTCCTCAACCAGCCCACGATGACCCGCAACATCGGCGGTGTCGCCATCGACACGATCATCACTGACTTCGGGATCTTCGGCGTCATGCTCAACCGCCACTTCCCGGCGGGTGGCGTCGGCATCGTGGACCTGTCGGTCTGCCGCCCGGTGTTCCTCGAAACCCCTGGCAAGGGCGTTCTGTTCGCTGAGCCGCTGGCCAAGACTGGCGCCTCGGAGAAGTACCAGCTGTACGGCGAGATCGGCCTCGAGTACGGCCCCGAGCAGTACCACGGCTGGATCAAGGACCTGACCTAACCACCCGCGCGGCGGCGCTGGCCCCCAACCGTCGGCCAGCGCCGCCCAACGGTCCGAACTCACTGACACCAAAGGAGATTCACGAACATGGCGAAATTCCGCGCCTCCAAGGCGTACCACTTCTCCACCGACGGGACCGACAAGGCCACCTGGGCGAAGTTCGTCAAGGTGGCTGGCAGTGACCCGGTGGTCTTCGAATTCGAGACCAGCAAGCCGGCCGACGTGGCCAAGCTGCGCAAGCTCATCAAGGGCGACCCGGCCGGTTACACCGACATCGCCGAGGTCGACGAGGACAAGCCCGAGCGCGGTAGGTCGTCCGGTTCGGGCGACGCCGGGCAGGGCGGCGACGCTGGGGGCGACAGCGGTAGCGCTGGCGGCGATGCCGGCGGCAGCGGGGACGCGAACGGCTCCTGATGTCGCTGCCGACCACGTACGCCACCGCCGACAAACTGGAGGCGTACTGGCAGCCGCTCAGCGCCGCTGAGAAGTCGCGGGCGACTGTGCTTCTCGGCTACGCGGCCACCATGATCAACGAGCAGCCCGGAGCGGCTGACGCGGACGGAAACCTCGCGTTCTCACCCGCGACGTGCGAGCACGTCTCGTTGGACATGGTCAAGCGGGCCATGATCGGCGGCGGCGGTATGACGGGCTCCAGTTCGAGCCAGTCGATGGCCGACATGAGCGCCAGTACGGACGTCCGGTACGTCAACCCCGTGGGCAACCTGTACCTGACCAGCCAGGAGCTGGCCAGGCTACAGGGCCACTCCTACGGCGGCGGCGCAGCCTCGATCACCCTGTCCTCCAACGTCCGCGTTCCCGGCCAGCCGTGGAACTACCAACAGTCCTCGCAGACCGATGGCACTGCTTAAACCGGTCGCGACGACGCCGATCCAGCTCCAGCGGCCAACCATGGACTTCGGCGAAGAGACGTTCACCCCATTGCCGCCAGCGCCAGGCGCGCTGCCGACCATCGGGGCGGTCATCTCGCTGGAATCCGAAAAGATCTTCGTGCCCAGGGGATCTGACATCAAGGCCAACGACAAGTTCGTCTACCAGAGCCGCGAATACCGGGTGCTGGGCTGGCCGATCGGCGACCAGGACCACCCCTTGACCGGTGACGATTTCGGGTGGATGTACTTCAAGATCGGAGCGGCGAGCTGATGGACGTCACGATCTACCCCGACCCGAACCCGGCGGTCACAGCGGCGCTTAGGTCGGCGGCTACCAGGGTGTACCTGGAGGAACGCGGACAGACCGCCAAGATGCTGTATCAGGCCCAGGTGGCCAAGCGCACAGCACGACTGGCGGCCTCAGCGCACGTGGACGTCGAGATCGGCGGCGTCGAAAACGACCGTCTGGTAGCCGATCTCGTCGTCGGCGGGCGGGGCTCACTCGGCGCCGTCGACTACGCCGCCGCGCACGATTTCGGCGCCGACGTCATCGGCTTCGACGGCGAACGCCACCTCGACGCCAACCCGGCCCACCACGACCTCAAAGAGGTGCTGCAAATGCTGGAAGGCTACTGATGTTCCCGGCCTGGTATGACCCCGCCAAGGGGGGATTCCCCGACGCCGAGGCTCTGGTGGCCGACCTGTTCAAACCTCTGCTCGACGGTGTGGAGTTCGTGCCGTCACTGCCGCCACCGGATGAGTACGAGGCAATTCTGCAGCAGGGCAGGGCCATTGCCCGCTACGCCCGAACGGGCGGGCGGATCAACTTCGACCAGAACCGCGACGAGCCCCGGGTGCAAGTCGCTGTCATCGCCCGCTCACGGGCGAAGTCGTGGGAGCTGATCGAATTCCACCGACAGGTTCTGTGGACATTCGAACGTGGCGGGCTTGTCCCGGGCACCCCACACCTGCTGCAAACGGCCGAGGAAACCCTTGGCCCGCAAATGATCCCGGAAACCATCGTGGAACCCAGGCTGGTTCCGATCACCTTCGGATTGCACACCCGCAAGCCCGGAGGCACCAACTACCGCCAATACCTCACTTAGGGAGGAAACATCATGTCTGGTATCGCTGAATTGCAGGGCGGACAGTCCGATCTGGAACTGCCCTCCGCCGACTGCGCTGTTCTCCTGCGCCCCGTCCCCGCTGGCGGCGGCGGCATCCTCACCGATCTGGAGGATTCGGTCAACGGTGGCCTCGACGTCACCAAGATCAACCGGGCCGCCGGATTCGAAACGGTCGGCAACTGGACCAAGGCCGACGGTGTCCGACTCACCAACAGCCCCACCATCAACGAGATCAAGTCGCACGGCAAAGGCTCGCCGACCGCGCTGATCCCGTCGGAAGCTGAGAAGTCGATCACCTACACCCCGCAGGAAATGAAGCTCATCAACCTGATGAACTCGTGGGGCTTCCTGCCGGACGCGGTCTCCGACCCGTCCGAGCACGGTGGTTTCACCATCGCCATCCCCGAGCTGCCCGCGCAGCTCCAGTGGCAGCTGGTGTTGCTGTCGTGGACCGCGTTCGCCGGCCTGGACGTCTTCAAGTACTGGGTAGCCAACAAGACCATCGTCGGCAAGCGCAACGACGTCGACCTGAAGGACTCGACGACGATCGATCACGGCGTCACCCTGACCGCCCAGACCCACCCGGCGCTGCCCGGCAAGCCGTTCATCTTCGGCATGTGCGGGGCGGGCCTGAAGGCCTTGGCCGCCGCGACCGCCAACGGCAGCGTCTACAAGCGGGCCACCGGCATCACGGTCACGCCGACGACCGCCGCGCTCACCGCCGCGACCGGGGTCAACCACACCAAGCAGCTGGTGGTGTCGGACTCCAACGGCATCGACCGCACCGCATCGGCCACCTTCAGCTCCGACGCGGCGGCCAAGGCCACCGTCTCGGGCACCGGCCTGATCACCGGCGTGGCCGCCGGTACGGCCAACGTCACCGCCGAATGGGACGGCTACACGGCCACGACCGCCGTCACCGTCACCTAGACCCCCCGCCTCAACCACCCCGGCCGCCCAGGCGGTGACCGGGGTGGTTGGTGCACCCAAAAACCCCACCGATGGAAAGGCCCAGGATGGCACCCCGCAGAGCGTCAGCGACGCACCACGCCATGTCACAGCGACTGCTGGATCTGGCAGTCGAGACCAACACCCCCCAGCCCTACCCGATCACCGACAGCATCGTGGTGGCACCGCTCACCCGCACCCGCACCCGCGACCTCAACGCCGCCGAACTCGAGCGCTACCTGTTG